AAGTTAAAATCTATTTACTGGTGGCATTCCACTTCCGCCAGGCATACCTTCCATTCTACCTAAATAATTTACATTTAATGGTTTACCTAAATAAAAGTTTCCGAATTGAATCCTTCCTGAGATTCTACCAATTCTATTTATTTTTTGGGAATTACCATCTAATTTTAATACTTGTGATAATCTCATTTTATTTGATAAATTAGAAAAATTTGTGTTTGATGTATGAATTAATTTATAATTTTTGGGGTTTGGTTCAATAAATTGAGCTACATTATAATGTAAATGTAATAGACCTGCAACATATGATGCCATTAGTATATATATATTTTATTTTTTAATAAAATTGATTTTTTAAAAATAGGTTAAAAGTAAACTATATATTATACTAACAATGAGTACTAACGAGTCTAACGCTGATTTATTCTTTGATGTTCAACAGAAAACTGATAAGCAACATATCTTGGATAATCCAGATACGTATATTGGTTCTGTTGAAAGTATCGATGCTGATATGTGGATTATGAGTGAAGATAGTGAGAAAATTGTTGAAAAAAATATTAATTATATTCCTGGTTTATTTAAGTTATTTGATGAAGGTATTGTTAATTGTCGTGATCACGTTGTGAGAATGCAAACCAAAGTCGAGAGCAATGTTGAAAACGCATTACCTGTAACTCATATTGATATAAATATTGAGTCTGATGGCTCAATTACTATGATTAATGATGGTAATGGTATTGATGTAGCTCAAAAAGATGGTCTTTGGATTCCTGAACTTGTATTTGGTCATTTAAGAACTTCAACTAATTATAATAAAGATGAAAAAAAAATTGTTGGAGGTAAGAATGGTTTCGGATTTAAACTAGTATTGATTTGGTCTAGTTATGGTCGTATTGAAACAATTGATCATATTCGTGGGTTGAAGTATATTCAAGAATATAAAAATAACCTGGATGAAATTTGTAAGCCTTCGATTACTAAATGTAAAAATAAGCCATATACTAAGATTACTTTTAAACCTGACTTCGCAAGACTTGGTATTTCTGGTTTAACACAAGATATGGTATCATTGCTTAAGAAGCGTGTTTATGATATAGGTGCTGTAACTGATAAGAATATTAAGGTAAAATATAATAATGACCTTATTCCAGTTAAAAATTTTGAACAATATATTAGTATGTATATTGGTGATAAATCATCTGCTCCAAGAGTTTACGAAGATAGTCCTGAAGGACGATGGGAATATGCTGTTGCTCTTACACCATCAGATGAATTTGTCCAAGTTTCATTTGTTAATGGTATTCATACATCTAAGGGTGGAAAGCATGTTGAATATATTTTGAACCAAATTGTTAGAAAATTAGTTGATTTTATCGAAAAGAAAAAGAAGACCAAAGTCAATCCTAACACTATTAAGGAACAACTAATTTTATTCTTAAGATGTGATATTGAAAATCCAGCATTTGATAGTCAAACTAAGGATTATATGAATACACCTTCATCTAAGTTCGGTTCTAAATGTGAAGTTAGTGATAAGTTTATTGAAAAGGTAGCAAAAATGGGTGTTATGGATGCTGCTTTACAATTAACTGAAGTCAAAGAAACTAAAGTTGCTAAAAAGACAGATGGAACTAAGACAAAATCTGTTAGAGGAATCCCTAAGTTAACAGATGCTAATTGGGCTGGCACTGAAAAATCTAAAGAATGTATGCTCATTCTTTGCGAGGGAGATTCAGCTAAGGCAGGTATCCTTTCAGGATTATCATCAGAAGATCGTAATATTGTTGGCGTTTATCCTTTAAAAGGTAAACTACTTAATGTTCGTGGGGAACCTGTAAAGAAAATTGCTGATAATAAAGAAATTGTTGAAATCAAGCAGATTCTTGGTCTTGTTACTGGAAAAAAATATTTGAATTTAGAAGATGTAAATAAGAATTTAAGATATGGGAAAATTTTGTTTATGACTGATCAAGATTTAGATGGTAGCCATATTAAAGGCCTTGGTATTAATTTGTTTTCATGTGAATGGCCTACACTTTCGCAAATTCCAGGATTTATTGGATTTATGAATACTCCAATCTTGAAGGCAAAGAAAGGTTCTAATGAATTACATTTCTATAATGAAGGAGAATTTGAAGAATGGAAACAGCAAAATGATGTTAAGCACTGGACTATTAAATATTACAAAGGATTAGGAACTAGCACTGGTAAGGAATTTAGAGAATATTTTGAGAATAAAAAAATTGTTGAATTTCAGTTTAGTGGTAAGGAATCTGACGACGCAATTGATATGGTATTTAACAAGAAAAGAGCAGATGATAGAAAAGATTGGCTAAAAATTTATGACAGAGATGCTTACCTTGATACTAGCAAGAAAAATGTATCATATGAAGAATTTATAAATCGTGAATTAATTCACTTCTCTAAATATGATTGTGATAGAAGTATACCTAACCTGATGGATGGACTTAAGATTTCTCAAAGGAAAATTGTGTTTGCTGCTTTTAAACGCAATTTAAAGACTGAAATTAAGGTCGCACAATTCAGTGGTTATGTTTCTGAACATTCTGGATATCATCATGGTGAGGTCAGTTTGAATGGAGCAATTGTTGGTATGGCTCAAAATTTTGTCGGGTCAAATAATGTTAATTTGTTTGTTCCTAATGGTCAATTTGGCACCAGATTACAAGGTGGAAAAGATAGCGCATCTGAAAGATATATATTTACATTATTGAATAAAATTACAAGAACTATCTTTCAACAAACTGATGATAATATTCTTGAATATTTAAATGATGATGGATTATCAGTCGAACCAATCTATTATGCTCCAATTATTCCAATGATTCTTGTCAATGGTTCTAAAGGTATTGGGACTGGTTTCAGCACTGATATCATGTGTTATAATCCATTACAAATTATTGATTATTTACAAAATAAATTGAGATATATTGAAGAAGATATTGACTTTATTCCTTATTATGAAGGATTTAAAGGTCAGATTACTAAATTATCTGATGAACAATTCTTGATTAAAGGAACATATGAAAAACTAGGCGTTGATAAAATTAGAGTTATTGAATTGCCTGTTGGGTTTTGGACTGAAGACTTTAAAGAATTAATTGAACATTGGATTAGTCCTGGCGAAGACAAAGATAAAAATAAAATTCCATCCATTATCAAGGATTACGAAGATATGAGTAAAGATACTAATGTTGATTTTACTATTACATTTGTGAAGGGTAAATTAGAAGAATTAGAAAAATCTAAAGGTGATCATGGATGTAATGGTCTTGAGAAATTGTTGAAGCTTTATACTACTAATAAAACAACTAACATGCACTTATTTGATGCGAATGATACATTACAAAAGTTTGATAAAATATCTGATATTATTGACTCTTATTATGATGTAAGATTAAAGTTGTATCAGACTAGAAAAGATTTTATGATTACAAATTTGGAACGTGAATTGATGTTGCTTACTAATAAGGCTAAATATATTAAAGAAAATCTTGATGGAACTATTGATTTGCGTAAGAAGAAAAAAGAACAAGTTGTAGAAATGTTACAAACTAAAGGATATGATATTATTGATGAGGACGTAAATTATCATTACTTGACTAAGATGCCAATGGATTCAGTAACTGAAGAAAATGTAGAACGATTAAATAAGGAGCATGGTGATAAAGAAGTTGAATTAGAGATGGTTAAGTCTACATCCATTAATAAGATGTGGTTGGATGAATTAGAAACTTTGAAAGAGCAATACATTGAATATAAAGAAGAACGAACAAGAACAATGAATGGCGATGATTCTAAAATAAAGAAGAAAGTTGTATCTAAAACTGCTGTAAAAAAGGTTGTAAAGAAACAAACATTACTTGTTGAAGATAATTAAGTTCAAAATAAAATAAATAATATTACAAAACAACTTAAAACATTTTAATATATATTTTTTATTTAGTATATATTCAAATACTTAATATAAAGCCGACATTATCAGCTTCCAAGATTGCTATAAAAACTTCAATTTAACTAGTTAACAAGTCTTTTTGATTTGTATAAATGACTCTTTGATTCTTAAACTAGAGAGAAAAATAAAATAAAATCTTGCTAATCCTTTATATTATTATTCAATACTTCTGCTATTTTATTTTCATCATAATTCTCTCCACATTCTATAAATAAAAATATACTTTTAAGATTATTCCTGTCGAACATTCGTTCAAAACTAGTTAGATAGCACCATTCCTTATTTTCCGTCCCAAAATTTATTAGTTCTTTTGTATTTTTATGTAGATAATCAAATGCCTTTTTATCACCTTTAAACCAACCACTATTACATTGGGCTCTTAAATCTGCTCTAAATTGTATTATTACTTTTGTTTGGGGGAATAATTCTTTAAAATCTTTAATATAATTTATATTACCTGAATCATATCTTATTTCCTTAAAACCCCAAACATTTGTTGATTCTGAATTTTTAAACATATTTATTATCGTTATTTTTATCATTTGAACCATTTGATTTAAATTATAAGAATTATACCATGATGGTTTTACATTTTTACTTACTATATCTTCAAATGTAGCTGGTCTTAAATGACCTGGAACATAATCCTTTGTAGTAGTTTTTAGTCTTCGATAAAATTCAAGGAGAGAATTAATAGCACCATAATTCTCTCCACATATATTAGAATTTGGTATTGTATTTATTAAACGTTGCATTGTTGTTGAACCTGAACGACCTGTTGCGCATATTAACACTATTTTATCATTCATATTTATAAATATTAGTAAGTATTTAAATTAATATTTATCGTAAGTTTAAAACCAACCCTTAAATTCTAGTTGTCTGTCAGTATTTGATGCTTGAACAGGATGAGCAATTGGAACTACCAATGTACTAACATCATCAACATATTTCATATAACCTTGAGCCTCACTATAAACTTGTTGTATACAATAATTTAATACAATCTTATTAAGCTCTTCAATTTGTTGTGGAATATTAGATGGTTGATTTGCTGAATATTGTAAGAAAACACTTCTCATTACAATTTTAATAGAATCACAATCTTGAAGACCAATAACATATTGACCATTTGACCTGTTATAAACACCTGCTCTTATTCCATTTTGAATTATTTGAATGTTGTCTCGAGAGAAAAAAGCTTGTGATAAAGGAGTTTCATTCCATAGACCTTCAGTAGCATTCCTAAATGTTACACATTGGTTAGCAGGTATTTTGTCATACATTTGAAATAATGCTGAAGTATTAGGAGATTTTATATTTACACGACCATTATTTACTTTATTCATTTTATAAAATAAGTAAATAGAAAAAATTATATTTATTTATTTTATATGGAAGGTTTTCAAAAATTTATTCTTTTTGCTGCAATAATTTTATTAATTATTACACTTATAGTTATAGGAGTTGCTCTTTCATCAGCTACTGATACTACTTGGCCACCAATGACTCCTGATTGTCCTGATTATTGGACAATTGATGGCTCGGGTAATAATGCAACTTGTATTAATGTAAAAGATTTAGGAACCTGCCCTCCTCAAAGTGGTAATAAACATTTAACTATGAATTTTAGTGGTCCTGCGTTTACAGGATCTAATGGCTTGTGTGCTAAATACACCTGGGCTAAGAACTGCAATCTTTCATGGGACGGAATTACTTATGGTGTTAATAATCCTTGCCAAACTTCGTCTTAATTATATATCATTATAAATCATTATAAATATATTTTAATTATTATATGTATAATGAAACTACTTTATTATTTACCTGATGATATTATTAGGTATATTAAAGAATTTATACCTGTAAATAAACTCGTTTTTGTTAATAAAACATTTTATGATTTATATCATCATACTATTAGGAAAACCATACCATTATATGAAAACTATGTTCGTGATACTATTAGACGTGATAATGAGTTTGTTTTTGAAAAAATTGTTCAAGAGAATTTTGATTTTTGGTTAAAACATAAACAATATATGTTTAAAAATATGATTTTTAGTAATTATGTTTATTTCATTATGTATTTTTGTATTGAAAATAATTCTGAAAGATGCAGAGAAGTTTTGTTACAATTTTTATCTAAACGTGATTTGTGTAGAAATCTACATAAAAAGAATGTTGTTAAATA